TTGATTATGATAAGATGTTTGCTAAAACATTCCTTGACCCATTGGAACCGATTCTTTCGGCTGTGGGTTGGGAAGCAGAACCAAAGGCAACACTTGAGGATTTCTTTGGATGATAACCGAATTCTGTGTGATTTGTGGGACGAAAGATAACCTTCACGTTCATCATATTGTTTGTAAAAATGGTATGCTGAAACCTATTTCTGGTGACTACGAACATCCTACAAATCTTATAACTCTTTGTACTGATCATCATGGGTGGATCCATGGCTTGAAACCTAATGCTTTTAATAACTGGAAGAATCTAACAAAGATTGGTATAAAAAGAGCGAAAGCAGAGGGTAAATATAAAGGACGCAAGCCAACTGCGAGGGCGATGGGAGAACAGATTAAAAAGTTACACCAAGAAGGTAAGAAACCATCCGTAATCGCAAAAGAACTGGGGATTGGTGTGGCGTCTGTTTATCGTTATAGAGTATAAGGATTTCTTTGGATAATGTACTCACTCACAATGTTTCAAAATCAGTTCGATAACAAAACCCATAGGACTATGGAGTTTACCACGTGGGCAAAATTCGAATCATTACTAAAAGGTTTATCAGTTAAAGAAGGTCAGAAAGGTGGAAACAATTCTTCTCCTCTTATTACTCCTGCTCATTATCTTCCCAACACTACGAGGTCTAATAAAAATGTTGATTATTGGGGTGGTTGGGCTGCTGTTGATGTGGACGATTTCTTTTCTTCTGATAGCGTACTTCCTGTCGATTTAGTTCCGTCTCTACAGGATATTTGCGGTCAGTATCATTTCGTATGTTACTCTACCGCAAGCAGCACACCAAACTACCCTAAGTTTCGATTGGTGTTTCCGTTGATTGATATTGTATACGCTGATGACATACCACATTTCTGGCACGCTCTGAATAAAGAACTGCAAGACATTGGTGACAAACAAACAAAAGATTTGTCACGAATGTATTATGTTCCGGCACAATATCCGGACGCATTTAATTTCTTTTTCATCAATGCGGGTCAACACGTTCATCCTAAGACCTTGATGGACAAGTGGACCTTTGAGGCCCCGAAGGGTAAAAACTTTCTAGATAAGTTGCCTGAGAAACTTCGAGATGAAGTGATTAAGTATCGAAAAGAACAGGCACAGAACACAGAAATCACGTGGGTGTCATATAAAGACTGTCCATTCTTTCCGAAGAAACTCGGACAAGAATATATGTTACTCAGTGGTACAGGATGGTATCACAAAATGTATCAGATTATGGTGGCGATTGCTGGTAACGCCGTCAAGTCTGAATATCCCATCACACCAAAACAGATTGCAGACCTCTGTCGAGAATTTGACAAAGACACTGGAAACTGGTATGATAATAGACCATTGGAAGTTGAAGCTAACAGCGCAATAGAATACGTTTATAGGAATTAAAATATATGTCACTATTAAATAAACTGAAGAAGAACAGCAAACTCAAGCACACTGAAGTGTTAGACAAGTCTGAGTTCTTCACAAAAAAAGAAATGGTACAAACAGATGTTCCCATGCTGAACGCTGCGTTATCTGGTTCTATCGATGGTGGTCTTGCGCCAGGACTCACAGTTCTTGCTGGTCCATCAAAACATTTCAAGACTTCGTTTGCGTTAAAGATTGCGTCAGCGTATCTAAAGGCCGACCCCGAAGCCGTGATGTTGTTTTATGATTCAGAGTTTGGTTCGCCCGAATCTTACTTTGATGTGTTTGAGATTGATACATCACGTGTCCTTCACATTCCAATCACAAACGTGGAAGAATTAAAGTTTGACCTCATCAATCAACTCGACAACATTGAGTCTGGTGATAAGGTCATTGTGGTCATCGATTCTATTGGAAACCTGGCGTCTAAAAAGGAACTTGAAGATGCTCTCGATGAGAAATCGGTTGCGGATATGTCACGAGCAAAAGCACTGAAAGGTTTGTTTCGTATGACCACACCCTATTTGACAATGAAGAATGTTCCTTTGTTGGCAGTCAATCACACCTATAAAGAAATCGGTTTGTTTCCTAAAGACGTTGTGGGTGGTGGTACGGGTATCTACTACTCTGCTGATAACATCTGGATTATCGGCCGCCGACAGAACAAAACGGGCACTGAAATCACTGGTTATGATTTCATCATCAACGTAGAAAAGTCTCGTTATGTAAAAGAGAAGTCTAAGATTCCAGTCTCAGTTTCGTGGGAAGGTGGTATCAATAAATTCAGTGGTCTTCTTGATGTTGCGTTGGCCGGTGGGTTCGTAACCAAACCATCTAATGGTTGGTATCAAAAATCCGGAGAAGAGAAGAAGTATCGTGAGAAAGAACTTGACGGTGAATTCTGGAATAGTATTCTTGCCTCAAAAGATTTTGTAGAATATGTTGAAAAGATGTATAAAATAGGTCATAATGGAACATCACTCGAACTTGACTTGGAAGAAGAATGAGAGAGAATATTGATTATCAACTGGTTCCAACGCCAGAAGAATTGGGTTCTGGTTGGGATGTACGATTTCTAACAGGCGAGTATCCTGAAACGGTTATTCGTTACGGTGTTGTTAGGTTTGATGGTAAAGAGAAGAGACTTACCTTCGATTATAAAATAGTATATTCGCCAGACCCAGATGTTGAAGAGGATGATGACCTTCTTGAAAATCAAGCTACTGAAGCACTACAGGACATCATTCGTGTAGGTGTTGAAAGTGGATATGTAAAGTTTAAAGATGTTGAGACTAAATGAACATAGAATTAGAAAAGACTATTCTACGAAACATTCTTACCCAAGACGATTTTATGCGAAAGGTTTTGCCTTTCGTTCAGAAAAAATATTTCGAGGGTGTTTATCGTGAGTTGTTCGATCAGGTTACGAAGTTTGTAACCAAGTACAACAAGCTACCAACACTCGAAGCGTTCAAGATTGAACTTGATGAAGTTACAACGATGAACGAAGAAATGTATACTCACGCTCTTGATATCCTGCCTGATATCTTCACACCTAAAGAAGAAGATTCAGAATGGTTATTGAACACCACTGAGAAGTGGTGTCAAGATCGTGCTGTGTATAATGCTATCATGGAATCTATTCAGATCATTGATGGCAAACATCAGCAATTGACCAAGAACGCAATTCCTGATGTGTTACAAAAGGCACTGGCGGTCTGCTTTGACACAAATGTTGGACATGACTATCTAGAAAATGTAGAAGAGCGATATGACTTTTACCATGAGCAGGAGGAGAGGATTCCTTTCGACTTGGAATACTTTAATGAAATCACCAAAGGTGGACTCCCCAATAAGACTCTGAACATCGCACTGGCTGGTACAGGCGTGGGTAAAAGTCTCTTTATGTGTCATAGCGCCGCCAACTGCCTTTCCCAAGGACGCAATGTTTTGTATATTACGATGGAGATGGCGGAAGAACGAATCGCTGAAAGAATCGATGCGAATCTGTTGAATGTTCCGATTGACCAACTCGATCATTTATCAAAACCGATGTTCTTGGATAGGGTCTCGGCTATACGAGATAAAACGGATGGTAAATTGATTATCAAAGAATATCCGACTGGACAAGCACACACTGGACACTTTCGTGCGTTGTTGAATGAACTTCGTTTGAAGAAATCGTTCAAACCCGATATTGTGTTCATTGATTACCTAAATATATGTGCGTCATCGAGAATGAAGAGCATGGGAGGTGCGATCAATTCTTACACTTATATCAAATCAATTGCGGAAGAGGTTCGTGGACTTGCAGTAGAATTTGATGTTCCTATTTTATCTGCAACACAAACGACTCGTTCGGGGTATACCAACTCCGATCCAGGCCTGGAAGATACCTCCGAATCTTTTGGTCTTCCTGCTACCGCCGATTTAATGTTCGCACTTGTTACCAGTGAAGAACTGGAAAGTCTGAATCAGATTATGGTGAAACAGTTGAAGAACCGTTACAACGACCCGAATCATAATAAAAGATTTGTGATAGGGGTTGACAGAAGCAAAATGAAGTTGTATGATGTAGAACAGTCTGAACAAAATTTGACAGATGACACTGCTGACGATGGTCCGGTATTTGATAACTCGAATGTTGGCCAACGATTAAAAGGTTTGCGAATTCAGTAACAGGAGAGAACATGTATGGTCAATCTAACACCTACCGAATTAACTCTAATGTTCTTAGTATGGATGGTTGCGGCTCACTGGTGGGGTCGAACTGTTGGTGCTAAGAAGGCATTTGAATCTCACTGGCAATTTATGGCAAATTCTTTTTGTCAAGATGGAGAAACACTCACTGCGGAATTTGTTGATGAAACTTCTTCTTATACTA